TCAATGATATCGTCCTTATCTTGCATTATGCTTTCATAAGCTTCTTCATTAATTTCATCATCTGATTTCAAGCTCTATCCTCCTTAAGCTTTGGTTTAATAGATAAAGCTTCCTTTCTATCAAGCCGTGCAAAGTTAAGACTCTTGCCAGCCTTAAGATCTTCTTTCACCAGATCAGACTTCAAAAGCCAAATCACTTTACATTCACGGTACTTCTCCGGCACTGAGACGATCAGCTCATCAGGGATAAGGTTGCTAGTGCTAAAGCTTTTCTTCATCTGACAGGTCAAAGATGGAGGATTTAGTTTCTTAGCAAAAGTGCGGTCACTGCCGCGCCATTCGACTTCTGGATAACGCTCAGTTAGCCACATGGCGTACTTTGACAAGGCATCGTGTTTGCGTTCCCATGATTCAGCGGCGTGTTTAAGTGATTCTGCGCGCTCAGAATAGGTTGCAGCATTTTGCTTACAAAGATCCATGAAAGCCAAAAGACGGTCAACCTTAACGTCAATGTCTTTAATCGAACTAAAGTGTGCATCACATTGCTCCGGTGTAATTTCTTCTGAGTTGTCAATTTCTTTTTCTAAGATCTGCAAAGCAGACATCATCGCCGCCAGGCTTTTATTTTCTGACATCAGATTTTCCTTTCGTCGTCTTACCAATGTATTCACGAAGAGCTAAACGCATGATTCTTGTAAGACTGCTTTCGTTTTCTTTGGCGTACTTGATTAACTCCCGTTTAAGTTGACGTGGTATAATGACATTAACGCGCTCATAAGGTGTTGGCTCCGCTGGCATATATGCTCCTATGTTGTTTGAGGGAGAGGATTACTACCATGTCAAAATCTCAAGTGCAAACTGTTTGTAGAGATGCCACAAAACTTGCACCTTTTCTTGTAGTTAAGTTAAACGCAGCACTAGCCGAATGTATTTCGCTTGGTTATGTCGTCGCTGTATTTGAGGGCTATAGATCGCCTGATAGACAGCAATGGCTGTATGACCAGGGCCGCACTAGGGATGGAAAAATAATCACCAATGCACGTCCATACGAATCATTTCATCAATATGGTTTAGCGGTCGATATCGTCGGCTACTACAATAAGAAATGGGACTGGTCTATTGATTACGATAAAATTACAGAAGTGTTTAAACGTCATGGCTTTAAACCATTGAAGTTTGAAAAGGCTCACTTTCAAATTGATGGCGGCTTGACTGCAAAGAAAGCAAAACAGATTTGCAAAGACCAAGGATTACTAGCCTTGTGGAACATTGTTGAGACTAACTTGAGGTTGTCGTAGTCGTACCTATATTTGCACTTGCGGCGTCTTACCCGTCAGGTAATATCACCACATCACCAAGAAAAAACCACCATATCCTGGTCAGATTATGGCGGCTATTGGTCAACGTTATTGGCGTCGTTGAGTTTCTGAAACCATGGGGTGGTTTCGTATATGAGTGTATCATATCTATTCTACCCCGCAACACAAGGATCGTTGTTATGGGTAGATTCACAGGCGGTTGGGTAAAGATAAGTCGTAGCTTATGCGATGGCACATATGATGCCACCGACATAGGCATTTTGTTTTGGCTGATCTCTAATGCCAATTATACGGACGGCAAAGCGTTAGCTAGAAGTGGTCATAAAAGAATCACAGTTAAGCGCGGAAGCCTTGTTACAAGTGTCAAAGAAATGGAGTTAGCTTTAGGTTGCGCCAGGGGGTTGATACGAAAACGCTTAAAAAATTTTGAAATTGAAGAAATTATAACCATCGAAACAACCAACACAGGATCGATCATAACTATCTGTAATTACGACAAATATCAGAGCATGGAAGGTATGGAAGAACCAGCGGTTGAGCCATCGCAGAACCATCGGAGAACCATCGGAGAGCCATCGGAGAGCCACATATTGAAGAATATAAGAAATAAAGAAAGTAAGAATGAAACAAATACAGAACATAATACCCCAGATAAGGCTGATGAAATAGTAACCATGTGGAACAAGGATCTTGCGGGCGTACTTCCCAAGGTGATCAGGCTTACGATGAAACGACGTACGACCCTCAATGCGCAGATCAAGAAGTACCCAGACATTGCTCATTGGCAAGACGCCATCACCAAGATCAAGGCTAGTGACTTCCTCACAGGCAAGTCTGGGGTGTGGAAAGCAAACTTTGACTGGATCATGTCCGAGAACAACCGCATCAAGATCATTGAAGGTAACTACGAAAACAAAACCAAAGAAAAAGAAAAATGGGAAGACAAGGTGAGATGGCTATGAACTACGAATTTCAAGATCAAATCCTTGGCATGGTTTTATCTCAGCACAAAAGGTATTGGCCTGAAGTATGCCATCACTGGAAGCCTGAGATGTTTGGAGACTTCGAAAGAATCAAAATTGCTTTCGCTATCAAGACTCTCAGTGATCAGGGCACAGAAGTAAACTACGCGACGGTGAGAGAAAGCTTAGGCGGTGAATGTGCAGGACTTCTTATCCAGCTTATCAAGACATCCATGCTTGAAGTAAACATTGATTGGTTCATGTCTCAGCTCACAAGCTGGTATAACGTGAAGCAAGTAGTTCTTAACCTATCTGATCTTTCTCAGCAGATTATAAAAGCAAACTACTCAGACGCTGTAGAGCCAGTTATCTCAGAACTAAAAAACATTGCCGACAAAACTGAGCGCATGAGCGTCATATCTCAGAAATTTCCAGAGATGCCCGCGATGATAGAAAGCGCGGCAGATCGCATAGAACAAAGAATCACCATGAACGCACAAGGTAAACCTAGAGGCGTATCAATGGGACTTACTAAGCTTGATGCTTACATCGCTGGCCTTGTCGGTGGACGATTCTACATCGTCGCTGCTAGGACATCAGTGGGCAAGACAAGCTTCGCCACCTGGATGGCACTACAAGCAATGAAGCAAGGCAAGAGGCCATTATTTTTTAGCAACGAAATGGACAAGGAAGACATCATCGAAAAGTTTATTGCGGCAGAAGCTAAAGTCGGCACACACAAGTTTCAGACAGGTAATCTGACCGACGAAGATCTTACACGCTTCATGGCAGCATCAAACGATCTTGCAAAGTATAATATCTCCATCGATGAAAAGTCTGGGTGGGATCTTGATGAGCTTCTAACAACGGTCTACCGCCAGCACAGAGATGGTAAGTGCGACATGGTTTTTGTTGACTACTTGCAGCAAGTTCGTGTTAAATCTTCTAAGAGCAAATACGAACAAGTAAGTACGGTATCTGACGCCATGAAGCGTCTTAGCAGGGATCTAAACATTCCTGTCGTAGGACTAGCGCAAATTAACCGTGAGGCTGAGAAGGGTGGCAAGGAAGATTTACCATCTCTTAGCCAGCTCAAAGACTCTGGAAGCTTAGAACAGGATGCGGACGTTGTTATGATTCTTCACAAGCGCGACATTGCAGACTCTGAGGTGGCTCTTAGCATAAGCAAAAATCGCTACGGCATGACAGGCGTTACAAAGCTTCGGCACATTCACCACTTTAATATTTACGAAGAGGCGTGATGAAAGCCCCATCAATGTCAGAAGCCGGTTACTGGTATGATCCGCTTGAATACATTTGGTGGGTGTATCGTGATGGCGATCCTGTTGAATACGGCTTCATCTGTCCTCACTGCCAAAAGCGTTACGGAGAAAAGAAAGATTACATCATGGTGGAAAGATGTTCGGATTGTCCTCCGTACTACCCAGGCATGGAAATAAGCTGGGACATAAACAGGGCGACAAAAAAACGATTACAGCAACTAGGTTACTTTAACGGACCGCCAAGAGGCGGCAGGAAAAAGAAGGAAAAGCAAAATGAAACTGTTCAGTTGGTCAAAGAGACAATGCAAGACTTGTGATGACTGCAAAAAACAAATCATGAGACTAGAAAAAGCATTAGCTGAAAGCGTAGAAGTGCAGGTTGATGTTGTTACACAATGTCGAAAAGGACTTGAACAACTTGATGCACGTTTAAAAAAACTTGAAGCGAAAAAAAAACCTTCACCCAAAAAGCAAAGGCCACAGCCCGTGTTCAAGCGCAAGCACAATTGATTCTTCTTTGCTAAGGCTAAGTCCTTCACCAGCACCTGAGAAGTATAACGCCGCGTGGATACATTCATGAAGCAGCGTTTGCTTCCAGTTGCTGCCCTTCAAAATGTAAATGGTTTTTGTCTCACCGTTAAACGCGCCAAGTAATTCTTCAGCATCATCTTCCAAGTAAGCAACGACCTTCACTGTGACCTTCTGGCCGCAGACCATCACAGATCTTGGTGGACGCTTTAAACTAAATACTGACCTGTTCGCCATATACCACCGCTCTTCCGTCATTGACTTCGATGACATCTAGTTTTGTTTTACCTTTGTGATCGACATGAAGAAGTCCCATGCACTGCTTCCATCCTGTTGGCGTCGGCTGATGAGCTGTGTCGTTCTCATCACTGCCATGTCCAAGTGAGCAAGCCCAGTGTGTGCCGTCATGAATAAACTGCAACCTGTGTGTGTGGCCAAAGATTACGTTGGTGCGGTACTTCTGCAAGCACGTTGCAGCGACGTGTTGATTAAAATAAAAACCATGCATCAACACGCAGTCACCAATCTGACAAGAATTCCATTTGTGATAGGGATGCCAGTGCCAGTGGTGTTGACCAACTTTGTTTCTGATGTCGATTCCAAGCAAAGTTTTCCAGTCTGGCACAAGACCGTGAAGATCGCGGCAGTGAGAAGCAATGTACCTGGACAAACGATTTTCGTGGTTACCCTCTAGCAAGTGAATGTGTGAATGTGGCTTGAGATGTCTTGCCCATTCGTTGAGGATTTGTTTGTAGTCTTCGATGTCTTCGGCAAGTAAGTTTCTGCGGGATGGATCTTTGGAGTAGGCGGAGATCTGGAAGGCGTCTAGTGCATCACCAAGTTGGACTAACCCGTCGGGGTTTATGTGCTTGATGATCTTGGTCACCAGCTTGATGTACTTTCGGCAGTGAAACGGGACGTGAATGTCTGGCAAAACTAAGAAGGTCTTCATCAATGGCCCCCAAGGTATGTCAGTTTGCCTAAGTCTAGCACATCTTGGTGAAACTATAGGCATTTGTGGTAGGGCAATATTTGGAATCGTTTAAATCAATTCTGATGCGTTTCAAATGTTTTTGGAGTCTATGTATTAGAAAACTGTTTTGTGAGATTCTAGGCCAGTCTGAGGGCTTTTAAATTATGGTCAGGTTTATTACTTCAAATCCCAAAATGGATTTTGGATTTTCAAAAACCAAATTTCAAAATCCCAAACAGCCCTATAGGGAGTTTTTTCCAGCTTTAAAAAAAGGAAAAATTTTGGGCGCGCGTGAGCGTGCGGCGGTAAGGCATTGATATCCCGTAGCCTGCAGTTTTCACTGGGTTTTTTGTGGTTTTCGTTAACCACACCATACATGATGCAATGCCCGCGCCAAGTCGTAAGTGCTTGATTTTACTAGAGCACCATCCTGCCAAGTGTCAGGTTTTTAGACAAACTGTCAAATGATTATACACACAAAACACCCGCAGCCCTTGCGGTTCAATGGTTTGTCGCTTGGCACGATGCATGCACTAACGGCTATATCCCGTCGATGGTCGACCGGAACAAACAAAGGAAAAGCATCATGGACATCAAAGCAAAAGCAATTAAGGCTCAAACTATCAGGGAACAAGTAAAAGCACTAGAGAATGAACTATCGCCCATACTAGACGAAATTAAAGGTTTTATGGGAGATCAAACCGTAGTCACTTTAGGCGATATCGTTTTGATTCTATCTGAGGTCACTAGGACTGACTTGGACAAAAAAGCACTAACCGTTGAACTAGGTGACGCCATAAAGCGGTTTGAGAAAAAAACTGCTTACAAAAAACTAGAAATCAAGAGGGCGTGATCATGGCCAAAATAATTAACTTCTATGACTACGTTTATAAAACAGTCGCGCCAATAGTAGCAGAAAAAACTAAAACCAAAAAACCTAAGAAACAAAAACGCAAACCATACATTGAAGGGGTACCTTTCTAATGAAACTACTGACACCAGAAATCAGCTCTCCAAAATTAGCTAAGAGTGAAAGCGACAAATATCTAACGGCTATCTTATATCTAGCGGGTGCTGCAGACCATCGTCTATGCCCGGCTAGTACGGAAGGGTGTCGCGCTCACTGTTTAGTCACTGAAAGCGGCCGCGGTATAATGGAAACGGTTAGGTTAGCGCGTCAACAAAGGACTAATTTTCTTTTCAACAATCGCTCCGGTTTTATGTATATCCTGGCAAAAGATATCCGCGCCTTAATTAAAAAGGCTAAGAAGCTAGGGAAAATGCCATGTGTCCGACTAAACGGCGGCAGCGATCTAGACTGGTCAGACGTCTATACGTCTTTTCCTGATGTGCTTTTTTGGGAGTATACGAAACGGCCTGACCTTGCTGTCAAAAACCATCGTTTGCTCAATGTTCACATGACCTATAGCTATAACGAAAACACTAGCACGCGCGTTATGGCTGATATTTTAGACCGTGGCATAAACGTCGCTATGGTTTTTGATATTTGGTCACGTCACGGTGGAGCGTTACCTGACCGTGTTGGTACTGTACCGGTTATAGACGGCGATATATCTGATTTACGTTTCCTTGACCCTAAGGGCGTTATCGTCGGACTAAGACTAAAATCAGCAAAAAAACCTCAACCATCGACCACCAATTTTCTACGAAAGGCATAACCATGTTGACCACTATCAAACTAAACAACAAAACAGGACTCCTGGTAAGAAATACACTAAGGCTAGAAACGAGTAAATGCATAACGAGCAAACAATTGACCACTATGGCTAGTGTCTGTTCAGTTGAGGGAAACATCTTACAGTTTGTCATGTTTACTGATTATCTAAAATCAGTCATTAGGACAGACAAACGCGCGACCAAGAAAAATATAGCTGAACAGCATCAGAAAGCACTAAACCAATTGGCCATTATCATGGTTGAAGCTATAGCGCATTATCAGCAAAAAAATATGACGCTAGATATAGACTGCAATGTTTTCAGCACTACAAATAACTATGTGAGGTGAAACATGAAACAAGTAAACGACCACATGGCTCAAACTATCTTTAAAAATATCCTTAGAGACTTCTGTTCTATGACGATGTTTTGTAGCGTTACTGGAGAGATATTAGATTATCGTGACGCGGTTATATTAAAACAGGGCGATAGTGAACAGGTTATAAGTAAGTCAGGCCTGAAAGCACTAATTAAAAAACACGGCGCGGAGAAAGTAAACGCGTTAGTGGCGACGCCAGAAACTTATTTTAAGGGGTGAAACATGAAAATAAAACCAACACAAAATAACGATAGCAGTTGGGATCTAAGCAAACAGTCTAAAGAGTGGAAAATTAGGTACATAAAAATTAAGTGTAAGAAGGATGTTCGATGGGTGTCTAATTGGTTTGTTGAATACATTGACGGATATCATGACTGGAATAGATGCTTTCAACCACCGCCAATAGAAACATGGCTGAAACATCGCGGCATAAAACTAAAAACATCAAACGACCTAATGGACAACTTTAAAAATAAAAATCAAGGTGCCGGTCATTTTTTGGAACATCTAGAATACTGCAGATATTTTCATGAAATGAACGACATCGAACATGACAGAAAATTAGGCGTTAAGTTTCCTGTTTGTGTTAAATAAAACTAAAAGGGTGAAACATGAAAGTCTATAAGACCGTCGAACATGACAAGTATAGGGTGACAGTAGAAAGTTTAGGCAATGATAGCTATCTAGCTACCTACTGGGATAAGGGTGCTTATGCCTATGAGAGTGACAGGGATATCTATATGTATAAGACGCTAGCTGAGGCCTATGAGAAAGCACTAGAGATAGTGGCTGAGGAAAATATACTCAAGGTATATAACCATGGTCTGTGAGGGAAAAGACACTTAGGCATTAAGACCGCTGTAAGGCGGTTTTTTTGCGTTTAGGGGAAAGGTATAGGGAAAGGTATATGGTCAGCGCGTAACTATCGCGCCTTATTTATTTAAAACAGGCAGACGCTGCAGCACCGTTTTTAAGGCCCTCTCTCTGCCTGACCATGTCGATATATTCTAAGACAGCCTAACGCGTCAGAGGCCTATTTGCGGCCTTTTAAAGCGACATCCTAGATAGTGCTATGATGCTGCAGGGATATAACTATAGGCGTTCAATATACTAGTGTTAAATGAACCGCTGTCTAAAATATTGACACGCTATTAGTGGTGTCTGTCAATGATATCAGACTGTTACAGCTTGGAACAGAGCTTGCAATGATATTAGTAAGGCGACGGGAAAAGGTTCCATTCGCAAACAAGAAAGGAAACGCAAGCGCAAACTAAAGAAATATCAAACACTTAAAACAAACAGCAGCGATATCAAGCTGTTAACAAAGGTGTCAAAAGTTTGGACAAACTGTCAAAATTCCTGACAGGTGTCAGAAAACTGACAGGGGGGGTGGGGGTCTACTTGCGATTGCAATTTGCATTGCCCCCCTCAAAAAATTCGCAAACAATCCTTGCACTATTCTTATTCCCCTACTAAGGCTATATTAGAATCTTCATAAAACCTTTACTAACGAGGTATTTTTATGGCCAGACAGCCAGGTAGGCCGAAGGTAGTGCCTGATGAGGCTATTTCAGCCTTATATGACCCTCAAAATCCAGATGCTTTACTGAACAGGTTGCCTCCTAGATTGGTGCCTATCTTAGAGCGTGTGCGGAACAAACTGCCTAGGACATTGATGCTGACTGAGAGGGAGATCAGGACGCAGTGCCAGCCTGATGAGCGTGACGAGCGTGTCAGGTTATCGTTCTGGGATGAGTATAATGCGGCTACTGCTAGCGGCAAGAAGATGGCTTTACAGTCGATCATCTGTGGTGCTGTGAGCTGGGAGATGTGGGTATCTGGCTATGAGCCTAACAATAAGCGTATGCTTTGGATCTTTACCCCGCCGGTCAGTTATGCGATCCAGATGAGACATATCTTGCATAAGGGAACTGAGCGTCTTTTAGAAATTATGAACCTTCCTATGTTGGGTGAAGACGGCAAGGTAGATACGAAGGTAGCGACCCTTATTTTGAAGGCATGGCAGTTAGCTGATATGCGTATAAAGGGTGGTATTGTTCAGCGTATGCAAGTTGAGCAAAAGTCTGTGAATGTAAACTTTAACTCTGAGCAACCTGTAGATCAGCTTAGGGAGCAGGTTAGTGGTTTACAGTTAGAGGATCTTGAGACGTTAGAGCGCAGGATTGAGAAGGCTAAGAGGGATCAGCATAGGTATTTAAAGCACTATGACGGGGACATTAAGTCTCTGATTAAGAGTGGTGATCAAGAGATTTTGGATGATGTGGAGACTGTCACAAGGCATGGTCAGCGGATGATGATGCCAGACATTCCAGAGTTGCCTGATATTGAACTAAAGTTTGAAGAGGTCACGGATGGCCAAGAAGAAGCAGAGCCGCGAAGCACGCATTGATGCTTTCGTAGAGAAGTCTAAGGAAAGACAGCTCAAGGAGATGACGCGTGAGATGACGCGCATGAAAAACCTTGATCCACTAACTTTCCAGCAAAGTGTTATCAAGGCTAGGATCAAAGAGCTTCGGGAAGATTTACCGCACCTATATGGGTGGAAGTTTTATCCATGGGCTAGAGAGTTCTTTGAATCCCGTAACAGAATGAACCTTCTTTGTGCTGCTAACCAGATTGGTAAGAGCAGCATAGCTATCAGAAAAAACATCGAATGGGCTTGCAATAAGAAGCTATGGCCAGAGCTGTGGGATAAAGAGCCAAAGCAATTTTGGTATTTTTATCCTTCTGATCAGGTTTCGACTATTCAAGTAGAAAAATCTTGGGTTCCTGAGTTTTTGCCGCGTGGTGCGATGAAAGACCATGAGAACTATGGTTGGGACATTGAGTATAAAAGCGGAGATGTGCACGCCATACACTTTCGCAGTGGGTGTAGTATATTTTTCAAGTCCTATGGTCAGAAGGTTGTTAATTTGCAGACAAGTGCTGTCGCAATGATGACTTTCGATGAGGAGGCCCCTGAAGAGATTATAAACGAATGTCTTGCGCGGCTTCGTGCCACAAGGGGATATTTTAATCAAGTCTTCACGGCTACCCGTGGATTGCAGGTTTGGTATAGAGCCATGGAGTGTATCGGCACATCTGAGGAGATGTTTCCACAAGCATGGAAGCGCAGCGTATCGATGCGCGAATGTATGTACTACGATGACGGCACACCAAGTCAATGGACGCCTGAGAGGATTAAAGAAGCTGAAGGTTACTGCACATCCCAGGCTGAGATATTAAAGCGTATTGACGGTAGGTTTGTAAAAGATGAAGGGCGAAGGTATGGATCATTTAATCCAGACACAGCTCTTGGCGATGCTACAGAAAAAATTCCACCTAACTGGAGGTATTATGCTGGCGTTGACATTGGTAGTGGTGGGCGCGGCAGGAGTGCTGGTGCTGTGGTTATTGTTGCTTGCAGTAACGATTTGGATCGTGGAAGAGTTGTTAGGACTTGGCGTGGAGATTACGAAGAGACGACCGCCAAAGACATCCTTGAGAAGTACAAAGAGCTTAGAAAAGGAATAGTCATCACACAGGCTTGCTATGATTACCAGTCTAGGGAGTTTGGCCTCATAGCTAGTCGTAGCGGTGAGCCGTTCCTTCCAGCCGACAAGCATCGTGACTCTGGGGAGCAAATAGCTAACACATTGTTCCAGACAGGAGCTTTGACAATTGATGACGGGGTGTACGATAATCCTAAGCTTGTCACGGAGTTAATGTCTGTACCTGCTGGAGAAAAGAACAGAAAGTACCAAGACGACCTAACTGACGCTCTTCGTTATGTTTTGAAGCTTATTCCTTGGGATTTTGTTAAAATTGCTCCAAATTTAAAATTAGAGGATGAAGAACGCGAAGAAGTGCCGCATACTGATTGGACAAAAGATCAGTACCAACAGTGGCAAATAAAACAACGTCGTGGGGAGATGTTTGATGAAGACTGTTCAAAAGACGAATGGCAAAACTTCAAAGACGAAGTTGCCGCATGGAACGAAGCATACGGAAACTAGCAAACGCTATAAACTTCTTGGTATTATAAACGAATGTCGAAAACTTGGCGTCAGCAAGATAAAGACTACCGAATTTGAGGTAGAATTTTTTTTGGAAAGATCTCAAGAGGTCGGTGATTTCGTTGATGCAAACGAAATGAAAAAACCAGCGGCGATTGACAAAGAACTTATGGATGAAGTTCGGATGTCACAGCTTATGATCGATGATCCATTTGGTTTTGAGCGTGAAGTTTTAAATGCTGAACAAAGGAGAGCGTTCCATGAAGCCCATGAAAATTGATGAGCTAAATAAACTTCACGATGACGCAAAATCAGTCGATAAAGAAGTATTGTCTGAGATGCGTTCTAATATTTTGCTTATCTCAGGTGAGCATTATTCAAAACGCTTAAATGATCTCTGGCAACGCAACAGAGTTAATGGAATCACGGCAGATCCGTATCAACTACGCATTACTAAGAATTGGCTTCACAGAGCGCACAGGATTTACGTCAACGCCATCATGTCTCAAGCTCCTGGCGTAACTATTTCTCCAAGAAACCAAACAGAACTGCAAGATCAGAAGTCTGCCGAACTAAATAAAGCAGTTTGGGAAGACGCGAAACAAAGATACAAGCTAAACGCTTTGATTCGTGATCTTTGTGGTGATTTTTGCGGTATCGGTGAGTGTGCGGTAAAGATTTTCTTTGATCCTACCAAAGGAAAACTCAAAGGATATGAGCCAACTGTAGATGAACTAGGAAATCCAGCAGTAGATGAGATGGGTATGCCAGTACCCGATGAATCTAAGCCAGTATTTTCTGGAGAATTTGTATTTGAGCGTCTTTTCGGTCAAAATGTATTTAGAGATCCATCATGTATGCAGATGAAAGACGCAAGATGGATTGGTATTGAGAAGCTTGAGTCAAGTAAGGTGCTAAAAGAGCGGTATAAAGACCAAGAAGAGAAGATTAAGTTCATTACTGAATCAAACGAAGACTTTGTAGTGTTTGACTCCATGAAAAGTGGGTATGGACGTGAAAAGGATCAAACTTTACTCCTTGAATACTACTTTAAGCCTTCTCCGGAGTATCCGCAGGGATATTTTTACATCGCGACGAAAGCGGGCATCCTTGAAGAAGGGCCTCTACCTGGAGGGATCTTTCCGATTGCTTGGAAAGGTTTTGACGAACATCCTACTAAGGCAAGGGCCACTAGCATTGTTAAGGTCGCTAGGCCGTGGCAAGCGGAAATAAACCGTGCGTCGTCGCAGGTTGCCTTACATGGTATCACGATTGCGGAAGATAAGATTCTTTATCAAGCCGGTACGAAGGTATCCCAAGGTAGTCTTCTTCCTGGTGTTCGCGGAATTACATATCAAGGCCAGCCGCCCACTATTCTTCCTGGTCGTAACGGAGAACAATTCTACGAATATATAGCCATGAATGAGCAAGAAATGAGCCGCGCGCTCATGATTGACCTAGTAGATCAAGAAAAAGCGACCAATTTAGACCCTATGGCCATGCTATTTCGCAGCATGAATCAGACCCAAAAGTTCTCATTTTATGCGACAAAGTTTGGTGAATTCTTGGTTGAGATATGCGAAAAGTTCCTTGATCTAGCCAAATTCTACCTTGAAGGTGACGAATTAATCGCTGCCATAGGACGGGCAGAGGTTATTAACATTGCAGAGTTTAAAACAACAACTCCGCTGTCACATTTAATTCAAGTAGAAGACCAACTAGAGACGATTGAGACAAAGTTAGGAAAGACTTTGGTTCTCAATCACATCATGCAGTATGTTGGCACCAATCTTGAGCGCGATGACATCGGAAAACTCATCACACAGTTTCCTTTTGCTAACTGGCAAGAGGCGTTTGGTGACTTTACGATTAACGAGCGTAACGTCAAGAATGACTTCCTTGCAATGGAGCGCGGTGAGATGCCGCAGATCTCTCCAAGTGACGACTCTGCATATGTTCTCAAGCAAGTTGCTAAACGCAAGAAGGAAAGAGACTTCGGTCTTCTTGATCCGCAGATTCAAGACCTGTATACGCAGTATGAGCAGTTCCATTTAGACAAGCAAGCTCAAGAGTCTGCTGCTCTAAAGGCCGCTCAATCTGAGTTTATTCCTACTGGTGGAGCTATGGTAGCTGCCGATATGTATGTGCCTGATTCAGATCCTACGAAAGCTCCTAAGCGCGTAAGATTGCCGTATCAAGCACTAGATTGGTTGCTAAAGCAGCTTCAACAGCAAGGCATGACTCAGGATGCTATGCAGCAAATGAATCAAGCTCAGATGGCTGAGGTAGCAGGGTTGCTACTGAACGAATCTGGGCAACAACAGGGCCAGCAAAGCCCTATGGGAGTGATGTGACATGGAAGTTGAATCAACAAGTGTAGAAACGACAGCGGTAGACACCACAACAACTGCGCCGGAAACGACGCCTACCACAGAAGCGGTAGAAACAAAAGCTTCTGAGCCAAAGGGACTTGATGCTATCAAAACAGCAAGCCCTAAGACGGCGATTGACAAGAATCTTAAAGATGTTCCTCCAGCTCAAGATCCATACACACCAAACTACAAGTTTAAAGTGTTGGATAAAGAACTTGAGATTGATGAGTGGCTCAGACCAGTTATCAAAAGTCAAGATATGGAGAAGAAAGTTAAAGAACTTTATGAGAAGGCTTACGGTCTTGATTCTATCAAGCCAAAACATCAAGCCATCAAAGAAGAACTTGAACAAACAAAAGCAAAAGCTGCTGAAACAGATCAAGCTCTTAACATTCTTGGAAAATATCTATCAGACAATGACTTTGACAGCTTTTTTGAAGGACTCAATATTCCAAAAGACAAGATTTTGGGGTATGCTTTAGAATTAGTAAAACGTGAGCAGATGTCGCCTGAGCAGAAGGCTCAGTGGCAAGCAAGCAAGCAAGCCAAAGAAGCTGCCCGTTATTACGAAGTTGAGAACGCGCGCTTGCAGCAAAGCCAGCAGCAATTTGCAGTTCAACAACGAACCTTTGAGCTTGATATGGCTCTATCGCAACCAGAAGCCAAGGTTGTGGCAGACACATACAACGCTGGAATGGGAAGCCCAGAAGCCTTTAAAGATTACTGCATCCAGATTGGTCAGGCATACGCTGCGCGTGGACAGGACATCCCCGCAAATGTTGCCGTAAGTGAAGCCATCAAGCATTTGAAAGCAATTAACCCAAGCCTAGGTGTTGCTCCGGTTGCTGGTGGTGCGCAGATAGTGCAAGCTTCACAAAAGCCAGTCATCCCGAACATTCAAGGTCGCGGGACAAGTGCAGTTAAACCAGCAGTGAAGTCGCTGGAAGATTTAAAGAAGCGGGCTAAAGAACTGACAGAACAATATTAACAAAACACAATTCTCAAGGAGTGAGAAATGGCAACAGTAGTAAATAGTTCGTTTCAGTCGATGCTCAATGAGTATCTACCGAACCGCATGATCATGGAAGAGCTAGTTAAGCGTGACTGGTTTCTTTCTAACCTAGAAATTGATAACGGCTGGCAAGGCTCTAAGATCATCGTTCCTTTCAAAGGAGCTGGTGCATCTTCGGTTGAGTTTGGTCAATTGGCAGAAGTAACTGATATCTCTCAATCAGTTTATGTTCGTGGCGAAATTCCAACATACGTAGAAGCTTGGGCTTCTCTTTTGTTTAACCACAGGGATCTTTTAGATGCCGAAGGAAAAATTCCTGAAGCTACTTTCTTGAAAATTCTTCCAGGCGAAGTTGACGCTATGGTTGATTACTTCAAGCAAGTTGTATCTACATCTCTTGGCGCAGGTAGCCACTTCGCTAAAGCTGTAGAAGCTGGTACTGCTGGCGGCGAACTAGAAGTAGATCATGTTGATCGCTTCCAAATTGGCCAAAAAGTAGAGCTTAAAGATGGCGCAGAAGCTACTATTGTTGCTTACGTTAGATCTATTGACGTAAACAGCACATCATCCGGTGGAACTGGAACTGTAACGCTCTATGACGCGCGCACTGGCGGATCTCCAAAAAATTTAAGCACATTGGCTGTTGGATCTAAATGTTACCACCCAGGTGCTTTGGCTGGCTCATTTACTTCGATCCGCGAAGTTCTTTTGAGCGTAGCGAATGGTGGCTCTGCTGATGTTCACGGCGTTAGCAAACTTGCTTACCCAATTTTGCAAGCTGTTAACATTAACGGAGCAAGTGTTACTGCTTCAAACATTTTGGACAAATTGTTTGATGGTTACACCGAAGTTCGTCGTAAAGCTAAAGGCAACGCTAATACGATTGTTATGTCGTTTAAGCACCTTGGCTCTATTATGAAGCTAATTGAAACCCAAAAAGGCCCATTCGCTGTTACGAAGCAACCAAGTGCTTCGCTATACGGATGGACTGAGCTGGAAGTTACTAGCGTAAAGGGGTCGTTAAAACTCATCGGTTTAATTGAGCTTGATGATGACGTGATCATGTATCTTGATCTCAAATCGATGGTATTCCGTACCCGTGGCGGATTCCGTAAGCGCAAATCTCCTGAAGGCAAAGAATATTTTGAAATCAGGGGTGTCGATGGGTTTAAATACGTAGTCGACATGTGCCTTTTTGGGCAGCTTGAAGTTAACGCTCCAGGCCACAACGCAATTATGTACGGCATCAGTTACTAATAAGTAAACTTTGGGGGAGTGTGGCTGCTAGGACGGTGGCCATCTCCCCTTCTGTACTGGAGAACACCATGGCAGATACAGGCCATTTAAAAACACAAGCTCACGAACTAATTAAACAACACTGTGAATACGACGGATCTGGTCGAATGGTAGAAGTTTATACTGTTCGTGCTGACGCTGAAGACGGTACACCATGTTCTGTGGTAAGATACGCCTACGACGGGCTATCAACTAGAGTTTTGTTCATGAAAGAAGAGACAGCCACTTGGGATGCTTCGTGGGAGCTGTTGTAATATATTAGGAGATCAGGATGATCTTTAATCACCATAGGTTTCAGATCTGGAACCAGAACCAGCATCCTTTTGTTCACAGTATGTCTGATTTTGGGTATGCAAACCCAAACCTTCCAGACGTTACAAATATGCAAGGCGCGTTAGACTATCTAATCGCCGTTATTTATCCAAATGCTAAACCAGCCGTACCAACTCCAGCAGATCTTCCTCTCACAGGAAACACTCTTGCTGATTACCGCGTCGTAAATGATGACGGTGATGGAAAGTCGGCAGGATATCGTTGGGAACAACGCGAAGGCGAAGCCGCACCAAGCTGGCATAAAATCTATGATGTCGATTGGTCTACAGATTCTATTTTGTCTGCATGGCAAAACCAGACTCTTGGATTTTATGTCCAGAAGATTGGTCATGATGATGCTGATGAGACTGGAACACCAATTACTGGTTTATATGCCGGACAGCGCGTATATGGCGGAGCATCGCCTAATACAAACCTTACACTGTCTGCAAATAGCGGTGACGGTGCTGGTCCACAGACTGGATTTGTGCAGGTTACAGACCATTTTAGACCGGCTACAGATAATGAATTATCTCTTGGAACCACAGACGAAAGATGGATGTCTGTATGGGCATACGAAGTTAATGTAGGAACCATGTCATTGTCAGGAGGATCTCTTACAGATTCATCCGGCGACATCAGCATGGGGACAACTAACCTAAATACACAAGGTGCTATTGCTGCCGGAACCACATCGATCACGGGCGTGGGTCAAATTATTGACAGCACTGGTGAGATTGATTTTGATACCGCAGATCTTCGTACACTAGGCGATATCTACGCTGACAGCCTTATCTTGACTAGCGGACTAAACTTGCCGTCTGGATCTAAGGTTGCAGATTTTACGTTTACTAATGGAAATATAGATTGTGATACAACAAATGTTAGTTTAAATGATCTTAACTTTACAACCACTGGCGTAATTTATGCCGGTGATTTGTATTTAATGAACAATCTATATTTGTATGACAACAACATACAAACAAGCGTTACTAATAGTAGCCTTAATATATCTGCAAATGGTACAGGTTCTATTGTTCTTGGAAGCACATTATTAACAGGATATCAAGTAAGTGTAGTTGATGCTCCGCTTATTGTGTCTGGTGCTACGTCATATTTGCAAGCTGGCGGCCTTAAAATGCAAGGCGTTGTGCTTAGTTCTGTAACTGCGGGAACAAACATTGTTCTGCAACCAAATGGCGGCAATGTAAGCGTTTCTAGCCATCTTTATCCAACGGGTGATGCGACAAGAGATCTTGGAGCAGGAGTAGCGCGTTGGCGCGATTTGTTTATAAGCCAATCAATTAAAGATAACACAAATACTTTCCCCATTTCTGATTTAATGAAACTAAAAGACGCCAATTACCGCGTGGCAGACAGAAGCCAAGGCGCACAGGTTGGCGATGCTTTGTTTTGGGACGGAACACAATGGCTTGCAAGTGCGCCGGATACAGAGATTGCTCATAGTTCGCTTGGCGGTCTTACATCTGGTGATGCAGGACACACGCAGTTTGCTTTGCTTGCAGGGCGTGCTGGTGGACAGGCAATTATTGGCGGTACTGCTGCTGGTGAAAGCTTAGATCTTGAAAGCACATCTAATGCTTCCAAAGGCTCTGTTCAGGTAAAAAGCGTTTTAAGGCCATTTACAGATGCTTCTTATTCTACCCAGTGGGATGGAACAGATTTAGGCGGAGCGACTAAGCGTTGGAGAGATATCTATTCTGCCGGACAGCACAAAGGCTTAAGGTTTGAAAATGTTGATACTTTGCCATCATCTTCGTCTACGACGCCAGGTAAGGCTTATTATTTAACAACGGATCAAAATCTTTACCTTGATACTGGCCTAGCCATTAAACAAGTGGGCGGTTTTAGGGTATACTACGATTTGTCATGGAACGGTACAGATACGCTTAAAGACGTGACAGTTTCTGGTGCAGATGCGCGTTTTGCTATATGGCAGTTAAAAGATAATAGTAATGATTTTGAGTGTATGTATGTTAGCATAAAAGCAACATCTGCAACCAATGTAAGAATAACAGTTTCATCACCGCTGCCAGCGGGAACATACAGACTTGTAGGAGTATGACATGGCACAGATTTACGGCGAACTGATCAGAGCGCAGCTTCAGGTTTCTGCTAGTGATTTAACTAGCCCTGTGGTTGGCTTGGTTTATTTCAACTCTACCACAGGTTTAAAGTGGCACACTGGATCTGCTTGGAAAGTAGCTGTAGATCTTGATTCTAGTCAGACTCTGGCTGGTAAAACTCTAAACTCATCTTGCGTTGTAGATTCTGCCGCGTTGCCAATTGTTTCTTTGGCAAAAGGCGGTTTAGGAACAAGTGTTAGTGGGCTTGTTGGTGTTGTAAAAATAGCATCAGGAGCAACACAAGCATCTGTAGAATCAATCGTAAACGCAGACGTATCAGCAACAGCAGCTATTGATGCGACTAAACTTGCAGACGGATCTGTAGATAACACAGCATTTCAAAAGCTATTCACTGTTGGAACAGATGCGGCAGGTGAGCTTGTTAATACAGACGGCACACAAACACTTACAAATAAAACACTTGGCACAGGATGCTCATTTGATCCAAGTGCATTGCCAGTTACACCTCCATCAAAAGGCGGTACAGGCATAGCAAATACTGAAAATGCGACATTAACAAGAACTGGGGATCACCCTGTTGAATTAATCACATCTTCAAACACGTCATTAATTCTTCCAACTTCAGGAATACTTGCAACACTTGATGGATCTGAAACACTTATTAGAAAAAGCGTTTCAAGCACCGCAGAATTGACCGGAGCGTTAAAGCTTCCTGTTGGTAACGCAACAACTGAAAGACCGGCTGGAACTGCCGCCGATCTTAAGGGAATGATTCGTTACAATGACACAGACGATGTTTTTGAAGGTTACAACGAACTTGCTGGTTGGGCATCTATTGGCGGTGGCGGTACTACTGACAGAGTGACGCAAGCAAGCCACGGATTTGTAGTTGGCGATATTCTTTATCTAAATGGATCTATATATACTAAAGCAATTGCCACATCTGCGGCTGCGGCTGAGGTTGTAGGCGTTGTAAGTCGCATAATTGATGCAAGCACATTTGAGCTTACTTTGTCCGGAGAAATTACAGGTTTAACAGGCTTGACAGCCGGAGAAGTTTACTTCTTGTCTGCTGCAACTGCTGGTCTTTTGACTGTAGATGAGCCAACAGTAGTTGGGCAAGTTAGCGTTCCGGTTGGCGTTGCTTCTAGCACAACAAGTTTGTATGTAGCACCTAAGCGCGGATCTGTTGTTGGATCTTCAAACGTAAGAACTCAGATTGCTCTAGCAAATAATGCCACAACGACAGTACAAAACATTGCAGCATATGACGCAGGTGAATTGGCTGGCTGGGTTTCAATCCAAGCTAGTACACCTCTACGTTTCTACGTTGCAGCACAGTTTAGTAAAAACGGCGCAGGTAACAATTTTAACGTCAGCTACCAGGTGTCAGGCGATACATTGGCAGGTTTTGTTGTAACAGCAACAGCTGGAGGCTTGCTGCAAATCACATTGCCAAGCATTACTGGTTTTGCATCGGCAAGCATTAACTTTGCTTTAAACGCTCCTGCAATTGGAACAAGTTTCCCGCTGACAGTAGATAGCTCAGGCGTACAATTTCAAAAGATTGTTCCAAAAGATACATCAGGAATCAGCGTAAGAAATGCTGCCGATAGCGCAACTAACGTCTTTGTATCTAATACGGGAAATGTCGGAATTGGCACGACAAGCCCACAGGAAAATCTGCACATTAGATCTTCAGCACCAAGGATTAGATTTGAAGATACAGATGGTGGCGGTTCTTATGCACAAATTTCCGCAAATTATAGCGTTGGTGGAATATCAATTCAAGCTGACGCAACAAACGCCGCAGGAAACTCAGTTATAAGTTTTGACATTGATGGGAATCAAGTCGCATATTTTGACGCAAATGGCAGGATATTGGTTGGGGCTAGTGCTGCTTCTGGAACAGCCGTAACAAGGTTTTATTCAAAAACAGGTGGCGGTACAACGTGGCAGTTCGCATCTGGAACATCAAACTCAGGAAATACATTTTTCGTTTTAAATGGCTCCGATGTTGGAGTTTCTTTAACTAGCGGAAGTACATCTTGGGGGACAAGCTCAGATGAACGCGTAAAGAAAAACATTTTACCTCTTGAGCTTGGCCTTAATCATGTAAAACAATTGAAGCCAGTGAGATTTGACTATAAAGCAGACGAATCAGATCAATCTGAACGTGTAGGTTTTATTGCTCAAGAAGTTCTTCCAGTTTTGCCTCACGCTGTTACTGTGCCAGAAGATTCTGAGCAAATGATGAGCTTATCTACAACTGAAATGATCCCAGTTCTTGTCAAAGCGATCCAACAATTAAAAGAAGAACTAGACGCCGCAAAAGCAGAAATTGCTGCGTTGAAAGGAGTTTAATATGTCAAATAGCGCACTAGGCAGTCAATCAGTAGCACTGCTAACATTACCTGCCGGAACATTGATTGATTACGCTGGAACCGTTGAGCCTAGCGGATGGATGCTTTGTGATGGACGTGCTGTGAGCCGCACAGTTTATGCGTCTTTATTTTCTGCTCTTGGAACTGCTTACGGAACTGGAGACGGATCTACTACATTTAATATACCAGACTTCCGCGGAAGATTTGCCCGTTATATGGATAACATGGGCACAGCTCAAGGTGCTGCTAGTAGGGATACTGGACGTGTGCGTGGGACTGCTCAAACTCAGGCAACAGCTAAAAATGGACTTACAAATAGCAACAGCGAAATTAGAGCCGCAGGTTCACCAAGTGGCGGTGGAATTACATACTATGCTGCCGCTGGAAACAATGGATCTGGTACAAGTATTGGACCTATTGGAACGGCCTTAGCTCAAACAATTACAGGCGACGCAGAAACACGTCCTATCAACTTATCATGCAACAAGCTGATTAAGATTTAAGGAGCAAACATGACACAAAAAACATTATTACAATCAGCGGGGGATGGGACGGCGATTGCGGCTGGGTATGTTAATGAACTTTCCGCAATTTCTTCTGTAACTGCTATAGCGCCTGGAGCAAGTGGGGCATATAAATCAGTAACAAGCATAACGATTAATAAAGGTATCTATTTGGTTTTTGCAAAACTTGATTTTGAATTAAGCGCAACTGGAATTACAGGATTATCTGCAATAGGCGGAGGTATAAGCACTCAAACTAATGCTTTAGACAACAATCAGCAAAGGGTTTTAATGGGAACATCTGTAGCTACAAACGCAGATTTAACAGTAAGCCCACGCTATTTTTCTGTTTCCAGTGATAATACTTCTTTTTATTTAGTATCAAGAATTGATTATTCATCTTTAGGAACTGCAAAAGTTGGTGGTTTAATTTATGCGGTAAGAATCGCCTAATGCTAAAACTACTCTTTATAATTTTAGCCATTAGCTCATGCCAAAAGCGTGAGCCTAAAAAGCCGCAGCAAGTAAATGAAGCTGTTGTGGCTAAGGCTGAATTATATAAGAAGCTGCATACAGGCTGGGCGCATCAGGCTGGCTGTGATTCGCTTGGCTTTACTTCTCTTTGCAAGATGTCAGGAGGATGTGCTGAAGCAGATATCTACAAAGCTGAAGGTGAGCCAGGTCGCTGGTATCGCAATGAATCTCATCAATGCTATGACTTAGGCCAATCAAAGTCTGATATTTCTAAGGATATGTTTATCATGCTCTGGCCGTACCTTTATCTTAAAGGCGACAAGATAGCATTGCGCAGCATTTGGGACTATGGTCAAGCTAACGGATGGGTAATGGGCAGAGGCCCACTGTCACGCACTTATATAGTTCCACCTCTTGTTTTAGTGTTACAGGAAATGATTTTAAGGTTATCTGTACTGCCAGAAGCAGTACCAGCACATGAAAATAAAGCTGGATATGAGAAGCACTTGGATGTCATGGCTATCTTTACGAGAGGCATTATGCGCGGAGGAATATCTGAGGCAGATTATGAGCTTCTCAGAGTTTACCAAAATGAAAGCCCCAATAATGCTTTGGTCACGGCCTTGTATCACAAGTACAAAGATGGAAATCAGGACGAAACAATAGCCATTCTACTTAACACCAGCCTTTTTCCAGAAGATCGACTTCCGAACGCAAAAGATCGCTGCGAAGAGTATCTCTGGCAACGTAATCCTGGCTCAGACTGGGAGCCTTGTGATTCTGACAAAACACACGACGGTGTAGACTATTTATTTGCGGCTTATGTCGCCGGACAACTATAGGAGAGGTTATGGCAACAACATTATCAAAAGGCTACATACTCCCAAACACAGGCGACAAGGGTTCGACTTGGTTTCCGGCACTTGAGCACAACATCACGCAGTTGAACGATCACAAGCATGACGGCACTACCAGCTTTAAAATACCAACAACCAACGTAGAGGCTGTTAAACAAACTTTAGCTGGCCCATGGGTTGTCGATGTTGCAGACACACGTTGGTATCAAGAGCTTACCTTACCAAATGACGCTAATTATTCTGATGTTGTTATCGTCGTCAAAAGCGCGGCTGGTGATCAATTGTTATTAGATGTTAAGGCCGGATCTACGGCAAAGAAATATAAAGTATACACAAACGATCAAGATTTGACTAACGCCGTAGCTCACATATTGGTGTAATCATGGTAGAGAAGATAGAGCTAGAAGACTTCTCTGGCGGCGTGACTGACTATTATTTGTCTGCGCCACCTAACAAGATGCGCGATTGTGACAACTTGTTGATCAATCAGTATCAAAACCAAGGCAAAGTATTTACTAGGCCAGGATCTGTTTTGTATGACAAGACCGCAGATAGGCCGGATGCTAATAGGGCTACAACTTGTTTTTATTATAAAGACAAGCTTTATGTGCAAATTGCTGGAAATTTATTCTATTACAAGAGCACTACAGTCATGGCAACAGCTTTAGTAGCTGGAGAAGTATATCAAATTACAGATCTTGGAAGCACAAACTTTGTTTTGGTTGGCGCAAAAACAAATGAAGTTGGAGTTTATTTTACGGCCAGCGGCCCTGGATTAGGAACAGGAAGCGTAAGAAAAGGCATATGGGAATTTGTTGATGTTCCAGACGATAATTTTGCTTTCCCAGGAACAATAAACGTGCCAGAAGAGCCGCCGCACCAATTTACATACGACAACTGGAACTATCACACTCTTATAGCCAACTCATCTCTTCCTGGCTATCCGATGAAGGTTTTGCAAAATGGAGATTCTATTTCTCTTGTACAAGCCGGACTTCCAAAACCAGATAGTTCTCTTGTTCGTTTTGAATTTACAACGACAACGGTTAATGCTGGAAGTTTTATAGTAGGACAAAAATATGTAATAAAATTTGTTGGAACAACAAACTTTGTAGCAATCGGAGCATCAAGTAATACTGTTGGAGTTGAATTTACCGCGACCGGAGTTGGATCTGGCACAGGAACGGCAGATAAGGCTTGGAATTTAAGTTATCTATATAAATTTGTTTATAGAAGAGAGTATACAGTTGGTCCATATGATGAAAATGTATTGAATGTTTTTAATTTAAAAGAAAACAAACTTTACAGAATAAACTCTATTGGAACCACTAACTTTAAACTTCTTGGCGCAACAGATAATGTTGTTGGTTTATATTTTAGAGCAAATGGCGTAAACGGAGTTGGTCTTGGAGACGGAACAGTAACAGAAACAGATTCTGATTTTTTTGTAGATTTGGGTTCGCCAAGTTTACCAGCAACTGCAAACAACAAAGCAATGAATCCAATAGGCCCTTCTGCGGCAAATAGTGTGTTTATCGATTCGTTTTCAAATAAAACAGTTTTAGCTACGAATCTTGTTGTTGGTCAGAAGTATGAAATAAAATCAGTTGGAACTACTAATTTCACAACAGTTGGTGCTGCGTCAAATACAATCGGCATTACTTTTTTTGCAACCGGAATAGGTACTGGTGACGGCACTGTTTATGAATTATTAAACACAACAGAAACAAACTTTGATGAATCTAAAATGTTGATAGACATATATAGAACAACAAATAACGGAACAAATTATTATTTTTTGACTACAGTTCCATATGGAACGATTTCATATTCAGACACAACATCGGACGAAGATTTAACATTAAGAGAGCCTCTTTATACAAACGGTGGAGTCGTTGCAAATGATCTTCCACCAAAATGCAGAAGCATACATATACGAAATGATATTGCTTATTACGGCGGCATACTTGGCCAATCATACAGACTTTTGCAAGCTGTTCCTGGCGATATAGATTCTGTTCCTGAAACATTTTATGTCGATGTAGACGATGAGATTGTTGCTGTATCTTCAACCAAAAATAACGTCATTATTTTGTGCAAAGAAAAGGTGTACAGGGTAGACGGTATATTTGATGAGCTTGGGCGCGGAGGAATGGTCGTAGAGCGTATTAGTGATACGGCTGGATGTATTGGTGTTAATACACCAGTTCAGGCTCTTGACGGCGTAATGTGGCTTGGCAAAGAGGCCGTTTATTTCACAGATGGATTTAGAGTTATTAAGCTAAATCAAGACTACGACAAAACGTATAAGAGCTTTACTGATTTTGATTCTAGGAATGTAAAGTACCAAGGAAAATACGATAACAAGAAAAATCGTGTTTGGTGGACTGTACAAGACGAAGACGCTAGTGATTTAAACAAATGTTACGTCTTAGATCTCAACTGGGGAATCAGAGAAAACTCCACGTTTACTACTGTTACCGGAGACAGCTTTGCTCCGTCTGCTATTGAGTTTATCAATGGCAATATGGTTCGCTGTGATGTCAACGGATACGTCTTATATCACCAAGACACGCTCTTTACTGATCCTAAAATTGGTAGTGCCGCGTCTGTTCTTGATTGGAGAGATGAGGTTATTGTTTATAACCTAGAAACATCGTCTTATAACTTTGGAACATCTGCGGTCAGAAAATATGTCACACAGGCCAATGTTACCTGTGAATCAACTACCAACTTGTCTCTAAGGATTGTGAGCAATAACGATGATGATCGTATTGTGGCAGACCTTTTGCCCATTAGATCGCGCGGCAAAATTTTGTGGGGTGAGCCAGATGTTTATTGGGGTGATTATACCCTAGACTGGAATAAACAAGGGCTTATTCATGAAAAGCGTTTAATGCCAGCTAAAAGCCTTAGATGTAACTATAAAAGCCTTAAATTTACTAATGCTCACGTTGCAATTGTATCAAGCGATATAATATCAAATGCAAATGTTAATTCTACATTAAAACACGTTACTTTAGTTGGTAAAATAATAATAGTAGATGGCTTAGACGTAGTTGTTGCTGATAAATGGCCCACAAAATCTATTGGTTATTTTATAGCTTTTGAAGACGACTTTACCAAAGAATATGAGATCACTGGCCTGAGTGGCGATGAGAAAATCATTACCTATTCAGACCCGCTAGGAACGTCTTTAAACGGCTCAAACAAGAAGTGGGTAATCAGGGGCCGTCCTCTTGGCGAAGTCCTCAATTTGCTTAATTTGTCCCTTATTTACGATATTGCTGGGCCAAGTCAAGGAGCTTACAAAGTGTCTAATAGTGGAGAGGCGGGGACTAACCAATGACCTTTCCAAGGCTGCTTAGGCAAGAGATTGAAGATCAGTATGTCCAAGAGAACTTTAAAAGGCTTATGGACTATGGCAATGCCAATCCATTAGACAGGGCAAGCTTTCAATTTTTTTCAATAGATATTCCTAGTGCTGTTACTAACTTTAAGTACAGACATGGCTTAGGTTTTACTCCTCTTGATGTTATAATTATGCACAATAGTAATAATGCGGCAATTACATTAAACTATTCTAAATTCGATTCTAACGAGCTTGATATTAATGCGTCCGGCGCAACATTACTTCGCTGTCTTGTTGGGAGATACTCATGAGATATTGGACCTGGAACGAAATCAAATCAAAGGTGCTGCGCGACCTTGATCTTGAAGGTGAGACATTCATCAATGAGGCAGAGCTTCTAGGTTACGCCAATGAGGCTATTGATGAAGTAGAACGCCAGATCCTTACTCTTTGTGAAGACTATTTCTTGGCTAGAGGCCAAATCACTCTTGTTCCTGGAGAAGAAGAATACAACATCCCAAATAACATCTACGGCATGAAGATCCGTCAGATTATTTACCGATCCGGCACACAAGTCTGGAAACTTAAACGTCT